CTGGGTCGATGCTGATGCCGTTCTCCAGTGATGCGTTGATGATTGAGTTAAGGCTTGTGATATCTACGAGGTTGGCTGACAGGCTGTTGAATTCCGCGCTACCTATGGCACTCTCGTTACGGCGTGTGGTAATGTCTTGAGTGAGCGAACCGATAGAGCTTAGTGTTGGTGTTTTCCAGCTCTCTTCGAGTGCGGTGCGCTTTGCGAGTGCTTCGGCTGCCTTCTTCTGCTCGGCTTCAAGTTTGCGTGCTGCCTCCTGGGCGTTCTTCTGTGCGTCGCTTTCTTTTTTAACTTCGGCATTCAGTCGGCCTATTTCGTCGGCGGCTTCTTCTTGCTTTTTCTTTATCGCGGGACTCTTGTATGTGTTGTATGCGTCGGAGTAAGCATCGAACAGTCGTTCTTGTGCTGATAGTTCCTTCTTTTTGAATGTGAGCGTGTCGTCGAGGCCTTTTTCAAAGCGAACAGATGCCTTTTGCATTGTTTCGCTGTATGTGCGCTCGGCTTCGTTTACTTTATTTGTGGCGCGACCCTGTGGGGTGGCTGCGGTGTGTGTGCTTCCTCCACCTCCTCTACCCATTATTTTAGCAACAGTGACACCTTCTGCACGGTTTATGCTGCGGTATGCCTGTGATTGCATGCCGTAAACTTGTGATGCTTGCTGGTCACGCTGCTTGATAAGGCCTACTAATTCGTTATAACTATCTTTTCCTTGTTTGTCAACACGGAAATTACCCCAGTTTCTATATTGTGCGTATGGATTGCGTGCGGCATCTCTCACAGTGGTAGTCATTGCTCCGACTGATGTTTGGGTAGTAATCGTCCTGCTGTGATCTTTTTCAAATTTCAGGTACTTATCATATCCTGCCATTCGTTTATCGAATTCAGCCATTGAACTTGTGCCTTTGTGGAATTCTTTAAGGCTGATTCCATTTTCTTTTGCCAGCTTGTTATAATAAGCATCAATTGCACGTCCTGTTTGTTTTACCTCATTAGAATGTAAATGAACAATAGACTGCATGCCAGATTGCAAATGCTTTTCAAGATTTTTAATTTGGTCTTTGGTTAGCAGCTGCCCATCTTTCATTGCACTTTTACGACCGTCAACAGGTGCGATGTATCGCCCTGTCTGTATCATCATGCGCATACGCTCGTTTTCTGTTTGTTGTGCAGATATCTTAGGCGACTGAATGGTTTTCATTGTGCCTAATCTGTCGAGCTCGTTGTATGCTTCGTGTGCGGCTTTTACAATATCGTCAATATGGCTAAGATAGCCGCTTATGTCTCCATTATTAAGGGCGTTGAGAAAACCTTGATAAAGGCTTTCACATCCAGCTACTGTGCGTCCCCAGTCGTCAACATTAGCTTCTGATGCCATGAGCGCATCGGTAGCAACATCGAGTGCTCCTTTGGCTGCTGCTATTGCTGTACCCCAACTTGCTAACTTGGTGATGTTTATTCCAAACGCAGAAGTGAGATTTTTCAAGCTATCAACGCCGCCAAGTGTTGCCTGGCTATTACCTTCCAAGGATTGTGTGGCGGAGTCTATGTTTGCCTTCATGTCAAGGGTGCGCTTTTTCAACGCATCCAATTGTGCCGCAAGGGCTTTGCCCGCTTCACCTTGCTTCTCAAAAGCGTTTAGTCCATTATATGTGGCTGCAAGGTTTTTATAAGCATTGCTTAATTCACGATATTGACCAGTGGCTGTTGTAGCCGTGGTATTCATGTATTGCAAGTTTTTGATAAAGTCGAGTGCGTCTTTATCAATCCCCGCAAATTCTCCTTGCGTGTCGTGAATTCGCTTTGCCAGGTATTGAATACCTTCAGCCGCTTTTCTTATGTTGGCGTCGTATTCTTGAGAATCGACTCTAAGTCTAAGTAATGATTCTGACATGATGTTTATTTCTTTTTGTTGAGAATGTTTTGCAGTTCGCTATCAATTAAGTTTGAGAGTGTGTCGACGGCTTTTACAAGTGCGGGTTCACCAGCAGTGCGTAAAAAGTTGCGAGCAGCGATTGAACCTCGGGCGCCATAGCGTGTGTTACGGTCGCCGCCTTTACCTGCGCCGCTATTAACAAATCGCAAGATAAAGCCACGATCAAGCGGTCCGTAGCTAAGTATTCTTTGGGTTTCTGCGCTTCGTTTTCGGCGGTTGCCACCTCGTGCGTGTGGTGGTCGCTGTTTGCGTGGTGGCGTGTAATCAATGCTGCCGTGTGCACGTCGGCTATTGTATATATTGATGTTTGCTCCAAGTATTTTTTTGTAAACGGTTGTGCGTATTGATTGTGCGGCGTGGCGTGGGTCACCATTCTTGAATTTTATCTTGCTTGCTGTCTCAGCACGCGCTTCTTTTATAGCTTTGCGTATTAGCTTTTGCAAAGCTTTCTCCGTTTTCGGATTTGTTGTTAGCAGTTGTTCAAGGAGTGCTTTCTGTTGCACCACGGCTGCATCGTTTACTTCAAGTGTTATCATAAAAAAAACGCTCAATTATTATTATCTAATAATCGAGCGTTGTTGCGGTGGGGGTTTACTTATTTACTGCAATAAGCAGTAGGCGAATATGGTGATGAAGCATGTTATTTCAATCCAGAATGTAGGTATGAATTTTTCTTTACGCTTATATATGTAGGCTGCGGCTGCAAGATATGGAAGCCATAGGAGTAGCAATATTGGCTTGTTCATGATGATGATGAGCTGCGAGCATATAATGGCCACGTAGGTGGCTATGGTGTGTGCTATGGTGGTATCTTTATGTTTTTGCTGGTCGAGTGGGCACACGGCTATTGTTAACATTGCCATTAGTGTTATAAATGCTAATGGAAAGGTGGGTTCGCTTGATGTGTTGATGATAGTTGGAAAGCATAGTGCTGAGATTGCACCAATAAAGAGCGTCCATACCCATGTGCCGAGTTGTGGCAGGGCTAACACCGCTTTGCTTAGTGACTGTGGAATTTTCTTGTTGGCTACACAAAGAATGAATGTGTAGGCAAAGAACAGGGTTATTGCAATGATGATGTTCATAATGGTTTATTTTTGGGGGTTGTTGTTTCTTTTGTTTTCGAGTGCTGCGTTTTCGGCTCGCATCTCTGCTCGCATTTTCTCTATTTCGTCGGCGGTTGGTCCGCGTCCGCTGCCTTGTACGTGAGTGCGTTCCCAGGGGAAGTGCAGAAGGTCGCGGGGTGAATATATGCCCGCCTGGGTGATATCCTTCATTGAGCAACACATTATGTTGTATGTTTGCCATCGCACTGCACTCCACATATTGCGCGAACGGTTGATATAACCGCGATGCATCAGATGCAGCTCCCAGTAAGGAAGGGTGTAGAGAAACTGTTCACGCTTTATTCCTATCTCGCCTACGAACAACTGATATTGGTCGAAGGCGCTTAGGAGTTTTTTGCGCTATCGTCGTCTTCATCGTCGTCTTCAGGTAATGGGTCGTTGCTTTTGGCTACTTCGGGTATGGTGTACCATTCGTTGCGAAGCTCCACTATTGTGGTTATCAATGTGGTGAACTCGTTGCTTGTGGCTTCGTTCATTATCTGTGTGGCAGTCACCGGTGTGTCCTGTTGTTCAGGATAAGAGTAGGCTGCTACTACGCCTGCAATGGCAAGGTTGGTGAAGTCGCTAAGTGAGGCGTGCTGCTTCACTTCTTTGATATTGCCTTTTTTGTCCTTGATGATTTCGGGCACGAAAATGGCTGACGATTTACCTGTGAGTGTTTCGAAGCCAATTTCTGTGGCTGCGCAATAGCGCATTTTTACTTGCTTACCACATAGTGTGATAGTACGTTCTGTTGTCATAGTTCTTTTTATTTAAAATGTGTTATACATAAAACAGCCGAAGTGCTGTTATGGGTTTACGCTTCGGCTGGTGATGGTGTTTCTTCCTCTTCGTAGGGTGCAAGATCGGCTGCTCCTGTGAATTTGGCTGTGGCTGTTGACAGATTGCCGTTTTGTGCGGTGATGGTGAAGTCGTTGAGTATGGCCTGCCCAATGTAGGTCATCTCGCCGTTAACGGCATCACGGTTTTTCTCTCCAGCAGCGCCGAGGGTGCGCGAGAACTTGAGTACGTAGGTGCGGCCTACCACAAGTTCGGTGATTGGTGTTGCGCCTGTGTCGGTAGGGTCTTCACCAAGTACAAGTGCATCTACTTGCACATCCCACGCGAGGGAAGTTGGCTCTTGTGTTATCCAGTCGGATTCCACATCTTTGTTTGTATTTTCTTCGAGCTGCATGCTTACGTGTACGGCACACGATGTTGATGCCGCTATGCATTTTAGCGAGTCGGCATCAATGCCTTGTAGCACTCGAAAATTTTGTCCTTTGATTGTTGCCATATAGTGGGAGTTTTTGTGTGTGATTGAAAAATAAGCCCACGGTGTGTGGGCTTGTTTTTATGTGAGAGGACCGGTGCCAGTGAACTTAGCCTGGAATGTAGAATTCTGGCGGTTCTGCGCGGTAGCGGTTGCGTCGGTAAGATAAGCCTCGCCGGTGCGCTTGATGGCTGAATTCTGTCCTACTCGGTTGTTGGCGCCTGATGTCTGGTCGAAGGTGAGTGTTACCTTTGTCTTGTTCATGATAAGGCTAAAGAGGTCTTGTGGAAGTTCTCCATTGGTGCCATTATCTTCGAGGGTAACAAGTGAATCGGTTTGTGCATCCCATGACAACCCGGTTACTTCCTGCTCTTGCCAATCTCCAACGGAGTCCTTGGTTGAGCTGTCTTCAAGCTGGGCTGACACGTGGAAGGTACATGATGTTGCCATTGCTATGCATTTGCCTCCAACGAGTATTCGGAGGTTCTGACCTTTGATTGTGCTCATATTGTGTTATGGATTAGTGTCGCAATTGTACGTGAGAGTCTGGAAATAACAAGGTTTGTCAGCGTCGTAGTTTACCTGTGAGGCTGCGAATGTGTAATTGTTTGGTATGAGCTCCAGTTCGGCTTGTGTGTGGTCATCGCTTTCGAAGAAGTCGATAACTGTCTGGCGAATTGTTTTTGTGAGCTCTCCGAGTTGTTCGCGGTCGTTGGCTACTACTTCAATGCTAATCTTCACTTCGTCGGTGCATCCTTCGTATGAATTGTCTTTGGTGTAGCCTGTGTTTACCAGTTCATCAAATGATATGATGATGTAGGGCACTGGTTCATTGAGACATTCATCATCGGGCAGTGGAATGGCGGTGTTGTATATTCGCCCTTCAACTGTTTGCACCAGCGTGGAGTTGGCTTTAAGTGCGCTGTAGAAAATCTTGTCGGTTACGAGACTCATCGTGTGTGTGCGAGTGTTATGTGTGTGTTGTTAAAAAGAAGAGCCAGCAGGCGGGCTAAGTGTGATGCCGCCCGCTGGCAGAACTATGAGAGTGTGAGTGTGTTGGTCTATCCGCCAATCTCGTTAGAAGACACTGGCTCTACAAGCTTGATGAGCTTGAAGGCCTGTGGCTTGCCGCTGCCTCCGTTCACCTTGCCTGACAACTCAACGAGTGAGTAGTCAACGCCCATACCGAGGCCGATGACGTTGCGGTCGAAGTTTTCCTGAGAAGTACCATCGACGTTGAACTCGATACCGTCGGCCCAAACCTGCTCGTTGAGGTAGCCGAAGTGACCGATACCGATGTAGTGGTCGTTGCCCTTCGTTGCCACACCGTGCTCGTCGATAGCGTAGTCGATGTATGGGCTAATCTTGTAACGATAGCCTACGCACTGGCCGTCCTGAATGACTGTACGCTCGCCCACGCTGTTAGGAATGAGCTTCTTGAACTTCAGGTCAACTTCGGTGGTCTTGTCCATGATGATTTCAGGATCGCCCTCGAAGCCAAGGTCGTACATCTTGGCAATCTCCTTGGCAAGGTTCTTACCGATGTTGTCGTCGAGAGTCAACTCTACTACGTCAACCTTTGCGAAAGGTGACTGTAGCTTGTCGTACTCACCATGAGCGTAAACGTGGAGTGCGCGGAACATTGCCCATCCCTTCTGGAACTTGTAGGTGAGGAAGGCGATGATGTCGAATGCTGCCTGAGCTACGGCACGACGGCTAACAGGAACAGAAGCTGCCACACGCTGTGGGTTGGCCTTGAT